CTGGAATAACTATAGCATAAATAGGCGTTGATCTATTATCTTTGCCCGACTCTAATTGTTTCATAATAACCCCCTATAAGCGTGAAACATTAACACGACCTTTAAAATTTTGTTTCGACTGACTGTTCTGAAAATCAGCTAATAAACCAAGCTCTAGTGCTTGAGCAAAAGTACGGAAAGCGTCCGAACCATGTGATGCCCAGTTATGATTTGGTTTTAAACCATAAATTCCTTTTTTATCATTATATTTTTTATGGTAACTCTTTAAACATTCTATACCATGACTACAATTTATGCTATGTATTATACATTTAGGTAATATAACACGACAAAGCTCTATACCATTAAGAATGTTATCAATACATGGAACAATAGCGCAAGTAAGACCAAGGCTTTTTGCTTCTCCTTCTAATGTCCCAATTAAACTTTCATTTGCACCATCATGAGGGAAATAGTCACATTTTACATATATCCCTAATTTCTTTTCTCTTCTCTCATTTTCTTTTACAAAATAAGTAAGGCGTTCATTATTTTTCTCATAATAATCAATAATATAGTGTCTATTGCGAAGTATGTCGCTTTGTATTGTCCAAACTGCGGTATGGTCTCTATGTCCTATATCATAAAAACGATTCGCAACCATTCTATCATCAATCTCAAAATCAATAATTCTATCATTCTCACGTAAATAACGCAGTTGATTTGAATAATAAGCACCTTTTAAAGCAGCCTCAAAAGAACAATAATATTCTTGGTCAATCATATCTTGAGACATACCAGATCTTCGTTCTTTTTCAATCATTTCTTCTGATATAGCTCTTTTCCCTTCAAAATCAAAAGTATCTTCTACTGTTTTAAGACTCACAAACCAATCCGGATTATCTTTATTTTGCACATATAAATCATATGCATGATTACCACCACGAGGAGTATAAATAAAAGATGCCCAACCATTATTTTCGCTAAGTATTGGCCTAATTAAATCCCATGCTAAAGGATTTTGTATACTATATTCTGAAAAAATAACTCCAATTGGGTTAGTCCCCATCCATGAATCATAGTAATCTGTCCCACCAAAACGAATTATTGACCCGTTAGAAAGTGTTAGTTTCATATCTGAATTGTTAACACCAACAATTAAGTCTTTGGGGAAATGATCTAAAAACCTTACACCATCTTTATCACGACCCTCCCAAATAGCTCGCCTAGCTTGTGTAAGAGTCGGAAATGTATATACATACATCCCAACTCTTTTCATTGCAGCAGCTGGCAAAATATTATCCCATGTTTTATCTTTTCCTGCTCGTCTATGCCAAACGTTTATAAAACGCTTATAACCGTCTTTAAAGAAAGCATCAAATACTTCCTTTTGATAATCTCTAGGTTTATATTTGTAAGGTAATACAATCATAATTTCCAGAATCCTGTAAGATATACAGTAGGTGGCATATTATTATGTGCAACATTCCCACCTGTTGCTGAAGTAGTTGACGATCCTTGATTAAAATAACCCCATACTCCTTCTCCGCCTTTAGCACCTAAAGTTGTTATTGTTAAATCATGTGTATGAGAAGGCATTTCCGATTCAATTAATGTATGTGTTTCAGCACCATATACGCTACCAGCAATTCTTGCAGTCAAACTAGCATCTGCACTACCTGCAATACCTATAGAACGTTGTGATATTAATCCTGTACGCATTGCTCTATTTGCATTCCAATCATCAATAGCTGATACACTTCTAATAACTGGCGTTCCACCACTATCATAAACTTGAAAGCTTGTTATATCTAATTGTTGTTCCCACAAAAATATAAAAAGATCTTTTGTATCATCATTTGCTCTTTCAGTTGCATTTGAATTAGCATTACCAATGCTTGTATTACGAGCCATTACATACTGATCTTCCGTGAATTGTCCATAATAACTAGTAGCACCTGCTTGAATAAATGATCCTGTAGGAATTACTTGCTGACTTTGTACGTAATCAATTAATTCAGTTAATGTCTGCCCAGTATTTGTTTTAACATTCCAACATCCTATATCATCTGATCCTGGCGCAAGTTCTGTTTGAGAGGATAATTCACTTCGCAAAGCATCAACATCGGTATTTTCGATTTTAACTGCCACCAAATTACCTTCACTATTTGCCGACCAAAATTCAGCAGCTTCTAATTCAGGGATTGTAAGCTGACCTTCTTTGGCGTCAATATCAACATTATAAGTTAATCCCCGTTGTTTAATTAATGAATATACTTGTTGAACCATCATGGTTTGTTTATCAAATTCTTCGTCTAAATCTTTTGCAGTAAATGTTCCAGATTCTTCAAAACTAGTTTCACGGTCTAATGACATATCTCGATCAATTGTAATAAGATCATTTTCATTAGCGCCTACTAATAAATTAACATTGAAACCTGTAGGATTATCAACCCCTGTAATTGTGTAATCAACATTTAATTCAAGTGCTGTCCCAATGGGATTTGATGGATCACCGTCAATACGTTGATAAACTTTGGCATCTTCAGCTCTTAAAATTTCAAAATTAGCTGCAAATAATTGTTGGCCAGCAGTTGCCGTAATATGAACCAAAGGATTATTGCTTGTAACAGTCATAATATTTCTCCGTTATGGCATCCAAAGATAATGTTGATTTTCTTTGTTTGCTCTATCAATCAATTTCTCACGATAATTAGGATCAACCAATTCATGTAATTTATTAAAAATAGCATGATCCATAATAGCTTTAGCATATATTAAATTACCAAAAGGTAGATTGCTTTTTAATAATGTAATAGCCTTATTCCCTATATTCTTCCCTTCGCTTAATCTAACTAACATATCAGCTGTATCAGCGAAGTTTGTTAACACCGGGCCTCCAAATTGTTCTAAAAGATCTGGATTACGCCCATATTCATTCATAATAAATGATCCATATATTCCCAAACCACCTCCGTCTACTAATGAATGGAACCATGTTTTTGGATCTTGCAACGAAGGAAGTGCCTTACCAAGAGCTAATGCGCTTCCTGCATATGATAAATATCCATATGGTATAGAACCAAGAATATATTTTAACATACCATTATAATCTACTTTACCACTTCTTAATGCTTGGTATAAATTTTCCTCACCATTTTGACCATATATAAATCTTCCAAATGTTCTCCTCATCATCGATACATGATATGATTTAAACATATTAAGTAGCTGCCAAATCTTGCCTCCCAATCTGTCTGTTGGTAATCCCATTTGCATTAAAGATCTATCTGATTCTGTAGGCAATATTTTTCCATAAGCAGTTTGATCTGTGAACATATCATAAAGCATTTCGTGAACATCACGTCTAGCAGCCTCTAATTTTACTGCCGAAGTTTTTGGTAATTTATTGCCATAATAAATTTTAGCAATACTTTCATCTGATAAATCTTGTGCAATAGCAGGAGTAAGAAATTTTTTACCTCCAACTTTTGTTAGAACTTCTTTGTTAGATTGTAATAACTTCCAAATCTTATCATCAACTCCATACCTTTGAAAAATTGCTTTTTCGCTTTCTATTAAATTGTCAAATGATTTATCAAGTTCACCAGCTAGATGATTTCCTATCATATATCCCATTGTCCATCTAGTAGTATTATCCCATCTATTAATTAATGTTAATGTATCTTGTATTTGCATTAACTTAGCAAAAATTCCACCAGGTAAATCAGGAGCACCAAATTTGCTAAATAAATTGCCCATTATCCCATCTGAATAAATGCCCATTTGTAAACCTATTTGTTTCAATTCTCCTTCTGGTAATCCTTTCATAAAATTTGTCCATGCTTCTGTAGTCGGTTTTAACCATGTAATACCAAATGGTCTTAAAGCTGAAACCATTGTATTAACATCAGGTGTTGAATGAAGAGTAATTGCTCCTAAATGTAAATATTTTATTGTTCTCCAAGCCTGAAATATATGTCCTGTTAAACCATCCATAGGTTTATAAACATCACCTAATATAGAAGATAAAGTTTGTCTTGCTCTTCTAATGTTTCGTTTTACATACGGATTTTCGCGAGATTCTTCTTCATACTTTCGTATCAATCCTTCACCAAATGTTCTAGGACTTGAACCAAGTTTTTTCATTACTCCTAACGCTCTACCCATTGATCTGAGTTGCTCTATAACAGCATCATGTACATTTCCAAACCCATATTCACGATTATATTTAATCCAACTTGAAGCATCTTTAAAATGTAAAACACGTTTCGCGCTTAACTTTTTACCCCAATTACTTCCTGTGCGTGTTATTAATGGATTACCGCCATCATCATAAGGTACTTTATGAATACCAGTTGTAATAGATGTATAAACACTTTTATAAAACTTTTCGGCATCTGCTTCTGAAACATTTTCTAATGTTCTTTCCTTGTCTAACAATGGTTCTATTATTGATTTCCATCTTTTATATGCTATGTTTTTTAATTCAACTCTTACTTTATCAATATTTCCACGCATTTCTTTAAATAATTTAATTCTTAAAACAGAATCTTGTAATGATGATCCTGTTGCGCTTAACATTCTATGTGCATTGTGCACCAATTTTGCTATGTAATTACCTGATTCAGAAATATTGGCTCCTAACATATTTAATTCTTTTATAAAAATTGAACGTGTTGTTTGAATAGCTTTTGCAACTTTTGATATATTAGGGTCATCAACTTTTTCACCATATAGTGCTTTTCCTATATTATCTCCATAAGCATTGTTTTTAAATGTTTCAGTAACTCCATCCTTGTCTAATCTCATTAATACATCTGACAATGGCCTATTTTGATTGCTTAATATTGAAGCAGACACCGATCTTCTGCTAAGTTTTTGAGGGGCTTCCATCCCATTGAGAAAAGCGTTAACTCCTTGATCTCTTCTTTTAAATTGTTCAACTTGTTCATTTGCTTTTGCTCTTAATTTAACATTAATTAATGCTTGTCGTTGCGTTTCTTTTACTCTTGCTGTTTGTTCTGCAATTAATTCATCAATTGACATATTATAAGCTTCAGCTTTATCACCTTTTAACTGCTCATATCGAGCCCTTGCACGAGCATGAACTTCATCTAGCAGAGCTTCAGCATCTTCAGGATTATCAAAAAATGCTTGTGTTGCTCCAATAAAATCAGTTAAACATGTATTAGGTATTGCCATTATAATTCACTATTGCCTCGTTTTGGGTCTGTTTGACATTTAAAATAATCTTTTAAAGCTTGGCTTATTTTTTTGCTATTTCCTACTTCTTCTTCAGCACGTCTAACTAAATTTTGTTGATCTTTATCTAACAAATTATTATCTCTCATTTCATTAACATCTTCACTTAAACTTTGTATTTCCTTATCTAAATTTGTTTCTGGTTGTGCTAATGTTTCATTATTTATTTTATGCTCATCAAGATAAGTAGTTACATTACTATGCCATGAGTTTAAATTATTTACAGAGCTTTGAAGTTCATCAGGACTTAAACTATTAGGTTTGTTTATTAATAAATCAGAATAAGCATCAGTTTCTTTCTTTGAATTATCTAATATCTGTTTTTTTATACTTAAATTATCTACTTTTGATTGATCTCCATCTTTTGTCGCTTTTTCAATATCCTGATTAATTTTTATAACCCTATCATCAAGATCTGTCTGTACTCTCTTTACATCAGAAGGTAACAACTTACTTTGCTTAGATTGTTCAAACATTCCGTTTTTCAAGGTTGGTTCGACATTAACTTGTTTGCCAGCTCTCATTTGTTCATCAGCTATAGTAAAAGCCTGTTTAACACTGTCTTGTGAAACAACTGGATGAAAACCAAAAGCTGTTCTTAGCACTCCTCCCGTTAATGCACCTAATCCAATATTTTCAGCAGTTTCTTTCCATGTTACTGGTTCTTGTAATTCGTCTTTCATTCCTTTATAGCTTAAGGCTAATGGTGTCATTAGTGCCGCACCTTCTCCAATTCCAATACCAGCCTTTGTTAATGCTCGTGTTACAACATTTTCACCTAATTTTGTTAATAAAAATTTAGAACCTAATTTGCTTGCAATTGAATTTAATACATTTCCTCCTATAGAAGTTAAAGGAGACATTGCAGAACCAATAATCCATCCAGTAGTTTTTTCACCTGTGGTTAACCAACCCTTGGGCATATTATTAATTAAGTCTTGATGACCATCTTGAATTGCTTTTCGTTCCGAAGTAAGTCTGATTACATTCTCATATCCTCCCTTAGGAAAATTAACATTAGGATATTTTTTGGAAGCATCTTTAGGAGTTAAAAAATCACCATGATTTATATAACGATTAAAATATTTATGTACTTCAAATGCTCCTAAAGCTAGCGGAGTGCTTGCCACGGCATTATAAATTTCAGCTAAGGTACCGTCAGTTTGTGGGGTGTTTGGCTCAACCTCGTAATCAGAACGATCTATAAGAGTGCTATCAGGTAATGTAATTGGACTATATGGCATTATCTTTCATCTAACCCCACGCCTAATTGTTTTGGTAATGTTTTTGTTCCAATATTAATTATTTTCTTAATATCTCCACTTAAAATTGCTGGAAATAATTCCAAACCACCTTCTATTATTGGTGGGACATTATGCATTAGATTGTATTTAATAGAGTTTTTATAAAAATCACTTGTATGATCTTGTAACTTTTTAAAATTAACAATAAATTCTTTATTATCAACTGTTTTAACTGGAGATCCAGAATGATCTACTAAAATTAACCCTCGTTGATCAGCAGTTGGTATAAAATGACTATTTGCTAATAATGTATTTTTATATTGTTTTGGCAATAAATTTGGCATTGTTCCTATTATTCCAGCTGGTATTTTTAAATCAGAATTAAATGCCAAATGTTGTAAGTAAGAAAAACTCCCGTGTACTGAATTTGACGAAACATCATTAGGATGAAAATAAGTATATCCTTTATAATTATCAAATTTCATCCCAGCATTTAATATTTGACCAGATAAATTAGCGGCAGTTTCAGAATTCATATTTTGTGATTGCATTAATTGTGCTGCTAACAACTGGGCATGTGACAAATAAGAATTTAAAGGTTTATTTATATTTCCTCCCATCCCATATAATACATCGGCATAATTTTTTATACTATTTGCCTTATTGATTCGCTGCATAAGCTTTTCAGCAGTCAAACCCTCTTTTTCTAATATTCCACTATAATCTTTTATACCATTTGGTTTTGACCATGATAAAATAGCATCAGGAGCATAATGTCTAAATTCAGGTGATTGTGTAATCCTAATTGTATATTGAGTTGCTTGTGGTAAACCATTTTTCTGAAGATCTCTAATTACATATGCCTTAGACTGTGGAGGGTATTGTTGTACATATTGAGATATTTTATCAGCTTGCTGTCCTAGACCCCACTTTTTAATATCTGAAACTACTTTTCTAGCATCTGAATTATTTAAAACCCTAATGTTTTTATCTTTAATACCTAGTGTTTTTTCAAATCTTAATTTTGCTACTGATTCTGTAAATAATTTTGAATATTTCGGATATTGATTAATTGTAGATTGAAACATTTTTTTATATGCCGGATATCCTTCTATTGTATGCGCTGGATTTCCTTGTAATTCAGTTAGATGGTCTTTTAATCGTTTAGCAACATCTAAATTTATCTCATGCTGTCTTTCGCTAGCAGGAATATTATCCTCGCTAGTTAATTCGCTTATTTTGTTTTTTAATGTTGTTTGAGTAGAAAACCGATTTGCATCATACATTGTAAAATTAATATGAGCATCTTGAATATAATTTGATAATGCTTGATATTTTTTTGGTGCAACTGCATACATATTAGCTAATGACTCTTTATCCAGTCCTCTTCCATTATAAGCATCAAAAACTAATTGTTTTTTATGTTCATCATATGTAGCTTGATTAAAACCATCTTCTTGAGCAAATTGCTTATCAATGTTTCTAAACATAGATCGCATTCTTTGTTTTCCAGTAGCAGAGAACCAAGAGTTAAACGAATTTCCTTGAAAGAAAGATTTTTCAAATTGTTTCTGTGTTCCACTCTTTTTATGAGTTATATATTGTCCAAGCACTACTTGTTTGTGCATTTCATCATCAAGATGTGCTTCATAAACAGACGCTCTTTCCTTGTCTAAATAACCACTTCTTACTCCATCATTAACCATATCTTGTGACTTGGTATAATATGTCATTCCACCATTATGATCACCATTATAAAAATCATTAGACATTTGATTTGAAAACTGATTAAAAGAAGATGTAAATTTTAAAAATGCTTCATTTTGAGTTTGTTTTACAATTTTATTATTTAATTGCAAATTATATTTGTTAGTTTGATGAGATAATAAATTTTGTATAAAAATTTTGTTTTCTTTGTCTTTAACATTTGTCAATGTCCCTTTTGCAAAACCATCCATGCTCTTATTAAAATAATCTAAGCCATCTTTCGGACTTTCCATTTGAGAAGCTTCAATATAATATTTAGAAGCATTCTTTAATACATCAGCACCTGCTTCATATTTATTAGACTCTAAAATAATTTTATTTTCTTTTAGCTTTTCTTCTTCTCCAATTTGTCCTAATGCTGATCCAATTTTTTGTACACTTTGCCATACAGGAGCAGAACTAACAACCGGTGCTGGCTCTATTAAAGCTGTTGAAGTATATGTTGGTAATTCAGCCACTATTATTCTCCTATATCAAAAATATTTTGAGCATCATATTTAGTTGGATCCCATACATTTTTTGCTCCCCATCCTTCTAAAAATCTTCTTGGATCATAAGGATTTTCTGATAATGATCCACCTGCTTCCTTATATTTTGATGGTGTTTTTGCTCCATAAAACATTGATGCAGCTTTAAACACATTGCTTCCTATTCCTATAAACTCTTGCTCTTCAGTATTTGATATTTCTTGATCAATTGCGTTTTTCTTAAATGCCAAAGTTAAATTATCTGCTCTTCTATCTTGCGCAAATTGATTAAATGATTCTTCAGTAATAGCAGTAAAAGAAGCAGAATCAGGAGAAAAACCACTTGCAGCCTTCCCAACAGCTTGTTTAGATAAAACTTCCTCCATTTCATTATCACGTTTAATAGCTTTTTCATTAGCAGCTATTTGTTCTTGACGTTCACGTTCTTCTAATGCTGAACGTCTTGCGCTTGCTTCTTCAATTGTTCCGACAGTACCAAATGCTGCGCCTGCTATCATCAAAGGAATTGCTATCTCACCCATATTAGCTCTCCGAAAAATTTATGCGATAACCAATTGCTAATATTGTCATTGGCAAAGGATCACGCTGTGTAATATCAAAAGTCTGGCGAGGTTCCCAATCATCTAAAATATTAATTTCTTGAAATCCACTTTGTGGATCAACTGGTGGATAATCAAATTCCTCATTAAATTTTCTGACAGGAATAATTTTATTTTCAACATAAATACCTGCTGATTCATAATAATCAATATAAATATCAGATATTCGTCTTTTACAATAATCAGTCGGCCCGGTTTTTAATATTGTATTTGGGGGTAATGGTCTCAAAAGAGGATTCCATATTAATCCTACTTCAACTGTAGTTGCTTCAATTTCAATAGTAATTTCACCACCATGCACTGTTTTATTAGGTAAAACATAACCATCTGCTATTACACGAACTTCTTCACTTTCTAAATGATCTAATCCAGTTATTACATTAGTTGGTGAACCATAAGTATATTTAAAAGCACTGTCAGTAAAACTATTAAAATCTAGTTTTTCTAAATAATAAACTGGCAAATCATTTATTGTACGCTTTACTATGAAATATATCTCATCTCCTACAGAAGTTATGCGTTCAAAAGTTCCATCTACTCCACATTCAGTACTGCTTAATGTCCAAGCTGATACGGCCTCATCTTTAAGAGTTTGATATACAGCTAAGTTCCCGTCTTCATTTATCAAAAACAAATAATTAGCATCTTCTAATCTTGCCCCTTGTAAAACGGCTCCATTTATCGGGAAATTTATCAAATGAGAGGATATTATTGAAATATTTGTTGAATGATAACCATTTGCATTATAATCAAATTCATAACTCATAACTCCTTTGCCACCCTTTTTAACATAAAAAGTTTGGTTATCTAAAATCATAGGTTCTATGTTTTCTGAACCATTTCCACTTTGTTTTCTTATTGAAATATTTGCTGGCTCTAATGGCCTCCCATCAATTTGTGGTGCTGCATATTCAGCAAATGTTGTAAATATTTGAAAACTTCTGTCACCAATTACATGTTTAATTTCTGTATCTTCAGCAATATCAACTTGAATAGCGTCGGCTGGTCTACCTCGTCCAATATCAAAATTATCAAAATCACTTGAAACTGACATAACAATTGTGGCAGGAAGAGATTTACAACCACCATAAATACAACGTCCTTCATAAAATGTTACTGTTGTCGGCCATCCTTTTGGATCACTCCAAATTGGTTGTCCTAGAAATACATTTTTACCGCTTACACCACTTGAAAAACTATCAGCAAATGTTGAAATAATATCAACAGTAACCACTGTAGTACTTGTAAAACCAGTTATTCTAGCAACACCATCTTCTAGTGAAAGTGCCTCTCCAATACCTATAAAAATACCACCGACATAATTTGCATCAAATAAAGCAGCACTAGCAGTAAGAGTTAAACCACTTCCTACTTTTACATCTGATAAAGTAAAATCAATAGCATCATAATTCTGCAAGAAATCATAAGATGGGAGATTTTTAAAAACTACTGTATTGAATGTCCATGTAACATCATCTGCACCTTTTATTAAAATTCTTGGGGCATAATCTGGATGAACTACTCGCAAAGCATTATGTGATTGTGACCATTTTATTTCTAATCCTTCTAAAATCGTTCCAGGATATGGCGTCACAACACTAACTTTAAATACACCATCCAAATAAACATCAACTTTTAAATGTTGCCACACTAATAAATATTTTTTAGCATCACTAAAATTAAAATAACCAAGCATATATTGATTATCTGAAACATTTATTTGATTAACAAAATCACTTCCAAATCTTCTTTTAGCTCCACCTTCAGGAGTAATTACCATATTGCGTATTCGTTGAGCACATTTTTTATAAATCTTTAAATCTGTTTTAGCAATTAACTTTGGGGATAACTCACCATGCGTAAAATCATATTGTTTTATATTTACTAACATAATAATCAACTAAAATGTGCGGAGTAAAGGGCATCATTTTGAATTGTAGGATTAGGCATTTCGCTTGCATCTCTTGCCATTGATGCACTTGTTTGTTTAATAGCTTCAGCTTGCGCCCACGCAGCCATTTCAGGCTTTTGAGTAATTAAAAATGCTATCTTAGCAGCTAATTCAAAAATTATAGCTGTAACAAAATGTTCTCTAAATTTATTCTCTTCTGGACGATAAACATACTCCATTTGTAAACTAGTTTGATTTGAGTATAATTTATCACCATAAATAGCATAATTGCTATTAGGAAAAACCCTGTTTACTTTATATAAAGTTGGAAAAACAGGAAGTAAATATTGATATTTCCATGTGTCAATTGGAGGACTTTCTTCAAGTCTGCTCAATTGCTGAATATCTAATGCAAATCTCCAAGGGTGACGAGTTAATAAATCACCAATAACTACTTCATACATTTTCTCAGCAGCTATATCAATATTAACTTGCGGATCAATTATCTGGATAGATTTTTTTCCTAAAATATTATAAGTCCTTGAAATTATTGAAACTTTACTAGCCATAATCGATCCTCTTAATAAATATAATTAATGGGTAAAACCCGCACGTAAAAATGGTGTCCGTCATTGACCCCATTACGCGCGGGTAAACCCAACTATTAGATAATTAAAGTTGTAACTACATCTGTAGTAAGATCTGTTATTTTATATAGATGCTCATCATCAGTTGCAACTACCCATAACAAGTTTTTTAACTTCAAACTATCTTTTATGATATTTAAGTAACCAGCTGTAGACATTGTAGCAATATCATCTGTATCACTAGTTACAGTAATAAAATCTTTAGCTTCATATGCCATTCCAACACTTTGAAAAGCTACTTTTTTTACATCTAAAGTCATAATATATCTCCTATTTATGCGGTTTCATCACAACCGATTTTGATTAAACCTTCACCTAGTAAAACTGAAGAACCAGCAGCAAGTGTGGAAATTGATAGCCACGAATTACGCTCAGCTGACCAATCAATTTCAACATTAGCTTTTTCACGATGAACTAAACCGACAGATTGACGATTCCAAGCAAAGCAAGTACGAATATCGCCTGTTTTTGGAATTCCCCCCTCTTCAACGTCTCCAAAGATGATAAAATTCATATTTAAGAAACTATTTATTCTGCCCTGATTTAATACTCGATTAACATTGTAATCATAATTTGTTAACTCTTCTTCTTTGTTCAATGCTTGAACTTCAGCAGCATGCATCATCACAAAGCGATCCTCAAAAGGAACATTACCTTTAGTAAACAAAAATTGAATTTCAAGTAATTTGTCAAAACTCATATTAGTTCCAGCATCAACAATAACATTACTAGCGGGTACAGTTGCATCATTCATTCCATCTATAATGAACTGATCTAAACGTCTACCAGCAGCATTTGCATGTTTAGATGCCAATTGAGAACGTTCATCAGCATTTACAAGAGCTTGTTCACCACGATCCACGGGTATATTCAAAGCAAATTCGTCAAACGTAGTTACAATACGGGTATGATCTAAAGTTGTAGGAGCAATAATAGAACCATATGCACCACGTGGTTTCATTGTTGTTGCACCTAAGATCGGCCATTTATAAGCGTCTCCAACAACGCCTTCGCTTACTTCTATGACAGTTCCCATAAGTTTCTGTGTACCTTCAAATTTATTAGTAAATTGGTCACGAAACATCTGGACACTGACAGCACTTAATGGATTAATTGCCATTGTTTTAATCTCCAAATAAAAATAAAAAATTAACCTAGTTTTTATTCTTTTGCGGAGTTAGCTCACCGAGGTCACCACAAGAATGGTTTCCGGTCTTCGGTTGAAGTTAGCAGAAACTTTATTTAATAGTAATTAATTAATAAATAATTGTCAACTATTTGTTTCTTCAAGGAAAGGGTGCGTATGACGATTATAATTGTTTCCTCCATACTTCTTTTGATACATATCATCAACATGTCTTCGATAATCTTTATCTTGTAGATATTTTGGATCTTTCATCATCTCTCTCAATTCATGTGCAGCGGGAACATTAACTGTTTGTTGATTTTGAGTTGGAACAGGATTTGAGGTCAATCTATCTCTAACATCTTTCATAAAATTAACACCGTTTATATCTTTTATTAACTTCTTGTATTCTTTAGCTTTTTCTTGACCGAATGTATTATCAGCCCAAGAACTTAATTCGTCTAATTGTTGTTTTCCCGTTGTACCTAAAGCTTTTAAAGCATCTGTTGTTTTATTTTGATTTTTAGTCTGTTGTTCACGTGAACTATCTACCCACCACTTTAAAGCTGCTTGATATTTTGTTTCTGGTACATGGGATTTTTTACAAAAGTCATTAAACCATCCCAGCATCGGATCATCAGATTTAAATTTAATATTTTCATATCCATCTCCTAAATCTGCTGAATATGATTCTGGCACACTTTGTCGTTCTTTATAAATGTCTTCTAGTTCTTTTTTATCACCAAGCATTTTACGCAATTCAGACTGAGCCTTTGCTTGTTCTGTTACTGTCTTAAATGTCTTAGCATTAAACCAATCAGGAGCTTCACCTTCGCCTTTTATATCTGCATCATAAAACCATTCTAAATTGTGAGTGGGATCATAATCTCCAGCTGGGTTGTCTGGTATTAATTGTTCTGATTTTGTTTCACTTGGAACATTATTAGCATCAATGACACCAGCGGCAATGCTAGAAACATCGGCATTTGCAATTTCTGACGGACTTTCACTCATAATTCCACCTATTTTTGTTGTTTAGTTTTAAATTCAATCATTTTTTGTTTGCGATCAGGAAGTGATTTAAAAAACCTGATTATATCGTTTTGACCTTCTCTGATCCTGGAGAAAGCATCTGTAAATGTATAATGAGCTACGGGTTGAACCAAATAATATTTATCTAATAACTTCATAAATTCTTGCCCAATCTTGCTTGTAAATAGTTGAGAGCCTAAGTCTGCAATAGCAAATTGATCATCAAACGGTATTTGAGTTGGATTATCAATAAACTTAAAATCTTTATTTATATCATCCCATCCCATTATTGAAATGCCCCTAATTCTGGTAATTGACCTACAGGAGAAGCTGGTGGTTCTGGTTCTTGTGCAACTTCCTGTAGTTTCTGCTGACTTAATTGTTGCTGAGATGCTTGCTGTTGAATTTGATCAAATTTCTCTTTAATAACCGCTTCTTGACTAACAAGTGATAAATCAACACCCATTTTTTTAGCTAACCAGAACGGAACTTTTGCCAATTCCATTGTTACCATTCCCATGCTTCCGAAAGATTTAATCATTATTTGTGACCAATTTTCAAAGTTAGCTGCATCAGTTTGATCTTGAATGCCAATCAACGGTGATTTATAGTTTATCTGAACTTCTTTATTGTTAATTCCAATAGCCATTGCACCTTTAGATGTCTGAATATCATGTAAAATACCTTTCTTACGTAAAATGTATGTTACTTTTTGAAATAATGGTTTTATTAATTCATTAGCAATACGACCTGTAGCAACAGCATTCTGCTCTACCCACTGCTGTCGTCTTAATTGCATTTCAGTAGCTGTTCTGTCTTTAACTTGTGTTACATATCCGAGCGGGTTAGCAAAAAATGCTTCATTTATCTGAGAGCGCAAGTCTTGAATAGATAACTCTGCAAATTGTGGCGAACCACCAGCTTGAATAGGCATAATCGGTGGGCTTTTTGCAAATCCTTTATCTACCGGAATAATTGCTCCCGGCTCAATAGTAATGTTATACGGATTTAAAGCCCCACTATTCTCTGCTAAATAAGCGGGGAATGCATGGAACTTAGCAGATTTGAGAATAAATTCTGCCATCTTATTCAATACTTTTATAAAGGGTAACATAAGCATTGCGATACCACGACCAAAGGCTTCTGTTGGGGCTTTATGAATTCTAAACACTGTAAATGGATTATAATCCCTCCACTCTCCATACATATCTTCATGTGTAGTTGGATCTTGCACGTAATAATAATATTTCTTACCGATCGGATTTCTAGGATAATGAATACATCCATGAACCAAATCAACGTCTTTATTTGGCTCGTTATCTATAATTGTTTTTATCCGCGATGATATGTTATCTAATGCCCACATTTCCTCTATCAATCTTGCCTTTACCTGAATATCTTGCCATACAGTTTCTAATTTTCCGTTTACACTTTCTTCAACTGATAAAGTTGAAACTGGAACTGTTTTAAACTCAAGAGGTTCATCTTGCGTCCCTTCATTTATTAAAATAGCACCCGTTGATATCCCAGCATCTTCTAGTGCTTCATTAACTGTAGTATAAAAACTTTCACAGTTTTCTAGATTTCTAAAAATTGTTTTTGTATCTTCTTGTAATTTTTTACTAATCGTTTCCAACTCATCATCACTAAAAGCATTTGTGTTTTGTAATGCATTACCCGGCTCTAAGCTAACGTATTGTTGCATCGGCGGCATAAGAATACCTTGGATGTTATTAGCATAATGTTTCAAAGCCATTACGGGTGTAGCATCAAATATTTCATTTGCTGTAGATGTTCCTTCTTCGCTTGATTTATTAAATCTAGCACGATCCGGTGCAACGAATTCATAAACATCTTCTAACAATCCATGCCATACAATCGATCGATTTTTAGCATCAAGATAACGCTGATAACGTTCTTCAGCTGATTCAAGTTTTATAGTAGATGATTTTTCAATAGTCATTAGCCAAAAGTCTCTTGTTGAACTTCACCCGTTGAACCTCCGCGACGACGCTTAATCCGTGTAATCCTCTCTTCTTCTAATTCTTCATCTTCTTTTTTGCGTTGCTCTTCTTGTTGTTCTAAATCGCTTTTACCTGCATCTGCTTTTTCTTCTTCAAAACCCATTACAATTCTCCTATACAATTAAATGTTAATTATTGTTGATATAAATTAAACACGTATTAACTCAACTTCTTTAATCCACGAACAAATTTTATTCCTTTTATGTATCATTATCAAATATTTATACAGTTGATACGGAGTTTGTACAAATAATTCATTTATGCCGCACATGTATTTTGCAATTCCGACACAATGAAATGCTGTCAATCTAAGTTTGAATGATGCTTCTCCCTTTTGATTTAACATAACTTTTATACATTTCATATCGCTTTCGTCACAAATCTTCTTTGCAGCATCAACTTTATCTATACTATACGGTAATATATCAAATGTAAGTCGCGAATGCTGGGGATTAATCCACATATATTCGAATTGATCACATGTAAGAATATAAACATGTCCAAATCCTTTCTTTAAAATTTTAGCTAATGAATAATCACCATCGCGAAAAAATATCCATATCGTTTTATCTTTAGTTTTATTCTCCATATAATTTAAGTACTACTAATTGATGACCTTCTTTTTCTTCTAATATTTCAAATTCTTGTATATTTTTAACTATTATGAAGTCAATTTGTAAACTTTGTAACTGCATACGTTTATGTAAACGTTTAATTCTTCTATGTAATTGTTTACTCATTTACGTTTTTTGCGTAGTTTCTTTATTCCTGTAACCTTCATTAAACTCGGGTTCTTACGTTTAGCAGCAGTACTAGCTTTACGAGCACTAACAGCTAATATTGCGCTTGCACTTTTTTTAGATATTTTTTGACGTTTAGCAATACGTATAGCATTTTTTGCGAAACCCTTGATTTTTTTTAGTTTTCTAGCCATTATTTTCGTCTCCTCTTCCATTATTAATAACCATTTTTTGTGCAGCAAAGCGCCTAATATCAACTTCAAAATCGTCAATAAATTCATCATAACTCATTGTTTATCATACTTTTCTTCAAACTCAGTAATTTTATCTTCGAGCTCAGCATCTTCTGCTGTTGAGGTCTGAATTTGAACTAATTGATACATAAACTGTGCTTGTTTTAAGCTTATTCGTTTATCAGCAACGCGCACATCAATCCATTCTATTTTGTCTCTAAATGTACCACCCCATCCCGTCATATCAATATCCGCATCAATTGATTTATCTTTATGATATTTATGATTAGCATGTAAATACATCACTTTATCAAGATTATCAGCAATTAATTTATCTCGCTGATATGCAGCAGAATTCGGAAATGTAGCTCCTATATGATTTTCAAAAACATCACGACTGCGATCTTTGCTAACTTCTGCTATTTCTTCTTTCCATATTTCGTTTCGTGACTGTATCGCTTCTCTATAATCTTTTTCACATTCTGAATATCTTTGCAAACGTTTAAAAAAAGCTTCACGACTTGGCATAAAGGCATCTTTAACAGTGATTGTATCGCTAGTTTTTTTATCTTTAGTAGTATATTCAGGTATTGTCTGTTTAAGAGCGCTTATTATAGTATGTCCGTTGCGCACTAATGAGATAATTAAATCAAAAATCTCGGCATCAAATTCAGTATTTGTATATTTTTTCATACACTTATTATGCTACGCGCATATAAAATGTCAAGACATTGTAGTCTTTTCTGTGTTTACTTTTTCATTTATAATACAACACATTAACCCAAATATTACATAACTGACTGATTTAAATATAAAAGCATTGCTAAATCGTCATTTAAATTATCATTTACGCTACAATGATTGCATCATTTAAAATTTAATTCTAAAAAAATTTACGATAAATGCTTGACAGCGATACTCTCTAAGCGTATAGTTTAATTATCAGCTGATTTACAGTTGATTTACTTTTAATAATTTAATAGGGGATAAGACAATGATCAAACAAATGCCAAAAATCAACATGCTCAATAAAGAATTATCTGTTGATAATATGCAAAAATGGCTAGAATTAACAAGCGAATTTGACAGCAATTTTAACAATTTTTGGAAAATCTGGGACATCTTAGCTAATGACTTTATTTGCGCGTATGAATATGACACACATTCGCACAGATTAACAAATGATTATACAACTGTAGATAATAATTTTATAGAATTAAAAGAGTTTCTAGCAAATGAAAAAAATAATTGCGGAAAAACTATAAAAAATTACAGATTATATCAAAATCAATCATCTAGCTCATTTTCAGATTCAGAAAAAAAGAACATTTATAAAAACTTCACGGGGTCAGCTGATTTACAGTTAGTTTAATTTTCAATAACATAAAAAATTAGGATGAAATTATTATGAACAATATTTATATAGGTAAATTCGACAAAGAATTAACAATTAATGATATGAAATCATGGCTTTGCTTAACCAGCAAATTTGAGGGAGATTTTGATAGTTTTTGGAAAGATTGGGATACGATAGCAAAAGACTATATCAGAATTTTATTTGAATATAACAATGAAAAATACATAACAATTGATAATACACAAAAAGATATTGATTATTTTGTAAATAATGAAAATGATATAGGAAGAAACTCAAAATCTTTTAATTATTTCAAATGCTTAGGATCAACTCATTTTACGCAAGAAGAAAAAATTGATATTTATCATTTATTCACTAAACAAAAAATATAGGGAGATTTAAAAATGGACACTATAATAGAAAAATTAATTAGCAGAACTAAAAGCAAAATTTACTTAATTCATAAAGAACTTTCTAAAACAGAAAAATTAATTAGCAGAACTCAAGAAGCATTAGATAAAATTGCAGAAAATCCGGATAAACAAAATTCACAAAAAAATTATAAAGTTTTAAACAATATTTTGCATGCATGTTTACTAGCTCGCGGGGATTTACATAAACAATTGCAAAGTATGCATCAAATTAGGCATGCCAAGCTGTCTTTTTTCGGCCGCATTATCAAAAAAACAACAAAAACAACAAATATTAATTTTTAATAGGAGATAAAAAAATGACTACTGAAAATTTTACATATTACGAACTTAATAAAGTTATTGATAGGATAACGGAACAACGAGATTGGTATTTAATAAATGATGGAATAGATGAATATAACCAACAAGAAGAAATAGCAGAACTCCGATACACTTACTAATAAAACATGGTAAAATGGGGTACATTGTGTGCCCCTTTTTTTTATTTCAGTTGATTATAAATATTTTTCCGAACATCTTAATAACCATTTAATATATTGATATTTATTATATAATTGACTTTTGACTACGCTTAGCGTATAATTTGTTAGTTCCTTAGTTACAAAAAAGAGAGTATTTTATTAACAATATATAATAATAGGAGATAATAAATGACATTTACAGCAAATGATATAAGACAAGATATTAAATTAAATACTGATATGCCGGAAAGTCTTAAATCACAACTAAAACTAGTCAAGAATAATGAAAATGACGATAAAATCAAAGAGTTATTCAAGCGTCACCATGAATTAACGATTGATGAAATTATAATTGCAATGTGGAATAAATATAAAATCAACAGAAAACGATCATGGTATATTACTAGATTACATAA